TATCAAAATTAATCTGAATAGGATCACGGTGAATTGTGTCTGGAAGATACGGTGCAACATCTGGATCCGTCTGTACCTTGCGAACAGATGCACTCTTCATCTTCTCGTGAAAGATCGGTAAGTTTCTATAGCGTTGTACTCCGCCAAAATGATTACGCACAATGAAAGTCTGATCAAACAAATCAAAACGTCCAAGTAACTTTGGATCTACAAACTGCATGATGCTGTAGACCTCTTCAGGGCGACCATTCTCAATAGGTGTTCCAGTAAGAGCAAAACGAATAGGTACGTTAGCCGATAGTTTTTTTACAGCCTTTGATCTCTTAGACCTAAAGCCCTTGATAGCCGTTGCCTCATCACAAATTACTGCGCCCCACTCATAGTCTTTAATAAGATCCCAGTCATTAACGATGGTCTCGTAGTTGCAGATGATGTAGTCGGTATGTTCTTCCCACTCCATGTCTCTACTCCACCGAACTGCACGTGTTGTCTTAGAGCCATCAATGACTGTGGTGCCAGCATCAGAGAACTTCTGTATTTCTTTCTCCCACTGATACTTCAAACTTGATAGGGCTATTACTAATACTGGCTGTGTAATTACACCATTGTCTTTTAATTGTTCAATGGCAGCAATGGTCATGCAGGTCTTTCCTAGACCCATCTCATAGGCTACAAGCATCTGTTTACGGTCAACCATCTTGGCTACTGCCTCTGGTTGATATGGTTTCAAAATTCCTTTAAAGGTCAATAGGTGTTGGCGCTGTGGCTAATGCTCCACATAGCGCACACTCCATATCTAGCATGTACAAGGAAATCTCTCCCTCTTCAAACATACACTTAACGTTCCATAATGTGGAACCACAGATACATACATGTAGGGGCGATTCTTTATCTCGTAGATCCATCATAGATATGCCGCCTTACCTAGTATCGAAGTCCGTGCAGTTTGAATTCCTTTTTCAATCTCTGACTCAGTCATGTCGCCAACATCTTTTACATCAATTCCTGTGTAATTAAAGTACGAAAGTTCCATACCGTACTTGCGAGAGAAACCACGCATCTGTTCGTTGGCTGTGTGTCCCGCCTTATCGTTATCCATTGCAGCAATTACTCGTGGTGCTCGTCGCATAATCTTTGCTTGATCTTCGCTAATGATTGCACCATAGGTTGAGATTGCGTTGTGACCTAGTCCAGTTAAACGAACTGCATCTAGTGGGGACTCAACAATAATTAAGTCATGATTTGAACTTAAGATCTGTACACCAAAAACTGTTTTAGATTTTCTTACACCTGCTGGTTGGTTTTTAAAGAAACGACCACGAGCACCCTTCTCTTGCCAGCCCCACAACACACCGTCATCTGGATCTCTAATTGGAAGAATCCATGCTTCGTTCTTTACATCCCATAGGACTCCGTGAACTTTAACTGCTCCTCGTTTAAGAAATCTTTTTTTCAATTCAATATCTGGTGGCTCCGTATAGACAGCAAGACGGGCTTCGGACATTGGAATTGCTTCAGGTTCTGCCTGCACATACTGTGGCAACTCCTTGATGCGTTTCATCAAAGAATCAATTGGCATATCTTCTTTGTCGTTGACATACTCACGGGCCTCGTGGTAATCGATACCTCTTACATCAGATACAAGTGTGTAAACATTTCCTTTGTAACCACAGGAAAAACAAATGTGAGCACCAGTCTCGGAGTTAATCCACCATGACGGATGATTATCTTCTTTGCCTGTGCGTTTCTTGTGCATTGGACATAGGCCATTAACCTCAGCGCCACGTTGTGCATAGAGTTGAAGATCTAAAGAAAGAAGGACTCTCTCAATATCAATCATGGCTGTTGCCAATCAGAACAATACTTACACTTCAACATCTCATCTTCATCATGGAAACAACCAGTATCCCAACGCCATGTCAATGCCGTCTCGCTAGGGCCACAGTTACGACTTGCGACAATCTTTAGTAGACGAATGTCTTCATCTTCTTCTACGGGTTCTAGACCGAGGATCACATCTGAGTCTTGGAAGAATGATGATGAGTAACCAATTGAGTCCGCAGTTACTTTACCAGCACGCATCTTCCAAAGAAGTGTTTGAGTGGTAATAATGATTGGCTTGTTAATCTTCTGAGCAAGTCTCTTGAGTGCACGAGTGACGTTGGTAATTGCCTGTGGTGTATTCATTTCACCGCTGACCTCATCAAGCATGAGGTACACACCATCTACAAAAACAATATCTGGACTTGTTTGTGCAATCTTTGCAGCGAGGGCAGAGACTGTAATTCCATTAACCGCATCTACGAGGTGGAATGACTCTTCGCTTTCCATCTTGTTGAGTTCATCAATGTAGCGGCTCTCTTCTGCTGGTAGTAACTTTCCACGACGAAGACGACCATGAGATATGTGTGCACGCATTGCATCGTGTCGTTGCTGTTGCTCATGGTTATTCATTTCGAAAGACTGAAACATTGGGACTTTACCAAGTTGATGGACATTGATAGCCATCTTCAAAGCAATCTGTGACTTACCAGTCTTTGGTGGTGCAATGATTGTAATGAGTTGTCCACCCTGTAATCCTGCAGTTGCTTCATCGATTTTTGCAAAGCCTGTAGGTATACCTAGGAATTGTTGATTCTGTAGCGCTTGGTATTCCTTGTAACGTTCCTCTGTGTTCTTTGTTAAATCTATTTCGTGAGTACCAAGTACGCCCTGCTCATTGACTTTGGTAATCGTTGCTTCCATAGCAAGTAGGGCTGCATCATGATCGTTGCTTTGTAGTTGCTCAACGGCTGACTCAAGTCCTTGACGAGTGAGCATGCGCCGACGGAAGTCGACCATCGTGTCAAGTAAGTAATCGACTGAGTCTTGTACATCTAAGACTTTGTAATTTGGATAGTGATCTTTGACTGTTACAGCAGTTGGGACTTCGTTGTACTCGCCGTAATGCTTACGGACAAATGACCAGACACGTTTGTTATCGTCATCTAAGAACCAAGCATCAGTAACCCCACGTTGAAGCGCAGGAATAAGATCCCTGTCACGGATTACTTTGCTGACCAGACGATGTTCGTTGTCTGATGCCATTTAATGCCCCCTCTTACAGATTATCTATTTGTACTCCTGCTGACCCGTATCGTGCAACTCTACCTGGGACATCGATCACGCCCCGTAGATTAGCACGGTATGGAAGCCCTGCAACCAACTCGTCTACACTCTCATAGAGTTGCCAATAGTTAAATGGATTAACAACTTGGCGCTCTAATTTTTCAAATGCTTTTTCTAGTAACTCTTCAGTCCAACCTAAGTCTTGAAACCCAGCCAACTCTAAAGAGATGCCGTAGTTATTTGCGAGGATCCATAACTTATTTGCTTCTTGCAAATTTATCTTGCCAACCTTGTTAGTAACTTTTGTAGACAGAAGTCTCTTAGTCTCCTCTTCGACTAAACCAATGACTACATCTGTAACACAGATTACTTGCGGAGAGGAGACGTTTGATATGTCTCCGTTTTTCATAGTACCTCGACTTTAGCATACCTAACTACAAAGTCACGAAACTTACTTGGGTCATCGCTGGCGTTTAACGCTAACTCCTCAGAGACATCGTTGGGAACTAAGATTGAATAGTGCCCGTTGTTATAGCGCATCTTATTGTTGACAAAGTTAACGTGCTTGCACTTAGCGCTTTTGCGCCAAACAGGACAGTTGCATCTAACTTTTTTTGTTCCTGTATCGACCTCAACTTCAAACACGCCTGCAGCCTGAGATGAGATAAACAGTTGCACTGTACGCCATGGAGATTCCATGCTCATCCCTTTCATTGCGCTGCTCTTAGGTCAGAACCAATGATAGGTACTCGGATGAATGCTTCGTGGGCGAAACTCGCCATTGCTTCTTTGTACTCTGCTTCCCAGTTTTCTAGACGTACATTTGTTGTGACAATTGTTGGTAACGCTTTGTCATAGCGCAATCGCAATATCTCATCAAATGAAGTGTCGTCGTACTTAGAGCCGTATTCTTTACCCAGATCATCAATAACAAGTACACGGACGTTTAAGAAGTCAAGAGTTGAACGACCGTGTAAGCCGTCTATCTCTGCAATCAGTTTCTTTTTGTCATCGACATCGTGATCAAATGTTGATTTCTTTTTAGATAGAAACTCTGGATAGGTCATGTAGTACACGGGACGAGAACTTAAACCGTAGTCACTAGGGCTCATGCCTAGTATCTTTGCTGCCTCTGCATCATCGTCAGGAAGGTTACGCACAAACTCCATAGCAGCAACTACTGCGTGTGTTGTCTTACCGATTCCTGGACCGCCATCAAACAAGAGACCAACACCATTTGTACCGATGTTGCCAATCTGCTTTATGACGTGACCATGAGATGCGTCGTCAATCCACGTTGCTACTTCAGCAGGAAAGTTTCCAGAACGATCAATGATGTCCTGTGGCTCTAGCCCTAAGAAGCGACGTGGGATATTTGATGTGCGAAGTAGCCAGTGCTTCTTAATCGCTGACAACCCATTGATGTCGTACATGATCCCCCCAGTTAAATTGCTACGCCTTGAAGGCTACTGCTCCAGTGAATGTTGTAGGTTTATTTTTTGCGTCAACCTTATCGCCTGCAACCATCTTGACACTCTTGCGAGGTGTTAATGATTGAACTTGCTCTTTGATCCAACGCTTACCTGCTGATGCGTTTGCCCATGCTGCCATGTTCAATACTTCTGATCCTTCAATACCTTCTGTTGTAACGGTAACAATCGCCATCCATGCGCCACCCTTGACGTCGTTCTTGTTAAGTGATGCTGTGAATGTCTTGCTTACTTTCTTAACCATTTGCATTCTCCTTTAATCGTTTTTCGTAACGTTCTAATTGTGCACGACCAGATAGTGAGTTCTGGAATACACGGCCATCGCTGGCTGTCAGTGTGCCCATCTTAACCACAGTATCTACTGGTGCGTTAACTTTGCCAAGTCCAAGGTTCTCTCGTGCTTGATTTAACTTCTTGCCGAATGATGCGAGGTATAACTTGTAGAGGTTAGGACCCTCATCGCCAACGTTCTGAAAGTTCCGCTCATCCGCCATGAACAGACGGAGCAACTCTAGTTCGAGGAGTGCGGTTGTTTGGTATTGGGTTCTGAACTTGCGGAGTGCTCCTGCGAGTTTACCGACATTGACCGTGCCTGGTAGTAAAGGATATCGGCGCCCGATCTGGTAACTAAACTCAGCAGCCACGTCCATAGCGGTCCACTCATGCTGTGGTCGCTTGCCACGGGTCTTTGGGTCAGTCTTTCGTATCTTTGCTGCTGGTACTTCTCGCTCTTCGACAAGTCCAAAGCCTGCCAGATCTTCTCCATCATCCTCCCATTTTCTCATAGGAACTTTTATCTCCTTAGTGAAAACACTTGTGTTTTCAGATTCTTTTAATTTATTACTATCTTGGCTATTAGGTACTAATGGCTTATTGACTATATGGCTACCTGACTTATAGTCATGTGAGGTGCGGTAATTTTCTGCACTTGCAGTGCGGTAATTTTCCGTCAGTATCTCGTACTGATCCATGCCCTTAAATCCGTTGGCTCGTTTGGTTGACTTCCTGGAAATCAAGCCATGTAATTCTAGGGCTTTGAGGGCTGTTCTGACAGTTCTGTCTGATGACTTGCCAGTCTGTCTACCAAGTTCTGCTACTGATGCCTTAAAACCGCCTTTGGAGCCTGCTAAGTGGCACATGGTCACAAGTAGTCGGAACTGATAATCGGTTAGTCCAGCCGTAAACGCCTCCTGCGGGAATCTCACGCCTCATCGTCTCCGAATGGGGAGATGTCACGACCATCAGCCTCTTGAAGTCTTTCAGCAATTGATTCTGACAGAGCGTCCAATACGGAAGAGGTAACGAACTCAGCCATAGCGTGGACAAATGTCAGCATGGATGTAGCCATGATCTCGTAGAGGTCATCGCTTGTGTTCTCGTCATAATCGATTTCAATAGGATCAAGTCCCTCGGTGATGTCCCAGACATCCACTCCAAAGTCTTCAACAGCCGCAAGGATGTAGTGCGCTTGTGGCGAATCGTCCCAGACAACTCCAATGGCGTCGTTGACTGTCATCTGTCTAATGATTTCTCGTACAGGGTTATCAGTGATAACTATGTCGTCCGAGTCCAGAAGTAGATGATCGATTCCCATAGCGTTAGTGATAAAGCAAGTTACCTTGACATCGTATGCCTTGCAGATATCTATAACACTTTCAGCAAAGTGGTTTTCTTTTCCCGTTACAGGAAGAAAAACATTGATGTCTTTGCCGTATTTTTCTATGAGTTTTTCTACTCCTTCATCAACGCAAGTATCCTCAAAGGAAACTACTGCAACGTTCATTTATCCCCCTAGTAGAGTCGTGGTAGTCGTGGCTGTTGTATTGCTGTTGGTCTATTGATCAGTACGTTAATTGCTAGAGAAACAAATGTTGCGGCTGGAACTGTGACAATCAATGTTCTATCCCAGTAACCAAATAACCATAGACATCCAAGACTAAGCGGAGCGGATACTACTAGATTCATAGTTGCTCTGCTGAAGAAGTTTTGATTGACAAGATCAATCAGTTCAAGTGCGTAGAAAACTGCGGCCCCAGTCATGAGGGTAACGATAAGTAGGTCAGTCATGACCCAGAGCCTACACCGTTAGGTTTGTATATTCCAACCCATCATAGGAGCGTAAACGCCAAAAAGTATTCATAGGAACCCAGTCTGCCAATGTCTTACCTAGACGAGGGATTTTAGTGGGCTTGTTTGGATACAGGTGAGTGTATGAATCATCTTCCGTACCTTCCCACACAGCACCAAAACTTGATGGCAATGAGCCATCAAAGTAATCCGATGCCTTATTTCCTTTTTCAAATTGAACGCAGTCTAAGTAAAGGGTCCCTGAAGTACCAGAAAGTTCAATGTCGTAATAAGCAACGTCTACTTCGTTTACAGCATCAATAAGGTCTGTAACAGATATACGTACCCAATCCGCTGATGAATTAAAGGCAGTTGTTTCACTGTGTCCTGTTGGATCACCAAGGGCGTCTTTACCAGTAAACGTAACTGAAAATCCTGCTGTTGTCTTTACGTAGGCTGAGAAGGTGTAGTAGTTACCAGATGTCACTGGGATATCGGATACGCCGTAAGTCCATGCACCAGTTCCTACTATCTTTGCACTCTTCACTCCAGAGTAAGCAGCGTCTGATACATCGGTATCTTGAGTAACGGTTGCTAATCCAGTCTTAGTCCAACTGTCAGTCACATTAACTTCAAATGATGGGTTCTTAATATAATTTGTTTTTGTTGGGCTTAAAAATAAATCTACTGAACGTGCTTCATCGTATACGACTGTGTCACCAGTTTGAGCGCATACCTGATCAATGTAGTAGGTGCCAGCAGCACTGTACGCCAAATCAATAACCGCATAGGAAGCATCGGCATCTGTAGTAAGTGTCAGGCTTGCTGTCTTCCAGGTATTGTTTGCTGACACAGCCGTTGCTGTATCGCTTGTTGTTTCTTGTCCATCCCTATCAAAAAATGTAACTGTTAAAGTTATATTTCCAGCACTTGATGGCGATTTTAATTTGCAAGAAAAAGTGTACTCAGTATCTGGAAGCACTGGGACACCCTCGTGAATTGGGTCACCTTCTCCTAAAGACATATAGCCACTTGCAGAAGCAATCACCTTACAGGTGTAAACAGAATCAATGACGTTGTCTGTAAGAGGAGGAACCTGTTCGTTCGAAGAAGATAAAGTTGCATTGTTTGTTGTCCAGTTGCCAATTGTTCCGTAGAATGTTGAATCTTGTACAGTCAGTAAAAGATTGTCTGAAACAGTTATGGTTGGAGCAAATCCTGTTAAAGATTCTGCATACGTACCTATCCCGTCAGCAGTTCCCTTATGAGTATACATATACAATGCTTCTCGTATAAGGCGCTTTTGATTTTTAACAGGGAGTCCAGGTTCTGCAGTAAGTCCTACGTTACTTCTTTCTGGAAAAATTAATTGAACAGGAGTCTCTAGCCCAGAATGACGTGGGCGAATTAAATCAATGAGTGTATAGAACTCTTCTTGTGTGAATGACATTCCCCAAAGGAAGTCATACAAAGTTGATTGATCGTCAACTACTCCTAGTGGACTTTGTTCTTTGCTAGTAAATACTCTTGGTATTGAGTTCATTAAATTAGCATGAGCATTGTGATCGCTAGGAATAATTGCAGCAATAGAACCAGCGTTAACCCAGATTTTTTCAGAAGTAAACAAGAATACTCTGTAGTATGTTTCACGACCAGGAACTAATGTAATATCTCCTGGGTTATCTTCGCCGTCAACAAAGTATGATCTAGAAACAGTTCCTTCAGTAGCAAACTCATCAAAGATAATAACTCCATCTTCGGCTGTTTCTGGAAAACCTACTTGACTTCTTACAAGTCTAAAGCGAGTGAATGAGCCAGTAGGGTTTTCCCAAGTAACTCTTACTCTGCGAAACTCTGAAGCAAGACTTGTGACATCTGAATACACCAATACAGACATAGGCTGTACTGAGTAAGAAAGCAGTGCTGCCGCACCGTAGGTTGATGCTCCGTAATAATTTATTCCATATTTAGCCACGACTTAGCGCTCCTTAGCAGCCAGCAAGTAAAAACGAACTTATTGTCTCTCCGCCTTGAGCAACAGTGGCCCACGATGCTGTGGATCCATCAGTTGTTAAATATTTTCCATCATTACCAGACTGTGATGGTAGGCCATCAAAAGTTGCCCACTCAACATCATAATTATCATTGGAACTCTTTACTAGGATTTGTCCAGTAGTTCCTCCAGAAGGAATGCGTTCTGTATAAACAAGATTTAAACCATACTCAATATTTGCCAGTCTATCTTTAAGGCTATCCCAGTTAGTTGTAATTTGATCAAACTCACCAACCCAACCAGATCCAGTACTAATAAAGGTTCCAAGGTTTACTTGTAATGAAGCAACTTCTTCTTGAAGAGTGTTTACGTGCTCGGCAAGGACTGTGTCGGCAAAGTCTACCTTTGTGGTAAACGACTTTACGGCAGAGGGATACTGTGCGGTCACTTAACTTCCTTTCAACCTACCAGGTCATTTTCTCGTCTTTGCCCCCTATTTACTGCCTGAACTATTAGGCTATCTGGTTCATTGTCACAATCAAAGAGGGCACTGCGGGTGCTGGAGATGCGGCGCCGTTTGCTTCTATGGCTATATCTATCGTGTCTACTGACCATGCTAACTGCACATAGTCATTCTTCTTTAACTTAACAAAAAAGTTCCAAGCCGCTACCTGATACTTTCCAGTTGGTATCGCTATCTTGGTTGCTGAGTTGGCTACATTAACTCCGTTTTTCTTCAGCCAAATCCAAATGTTATCTCCAGCACCTCCACCGCCTCCAGTGCGGTGCTGTAGTTGAGCAGAGAATTGAAGGTTATAGACGGCATCATAATCAACTGTAAACTTACTATTGTTTTTTACAGTAATACCTTGTGCATAATCTTTTTGATTTACAGTCATTATGTATTGAGTGCTTGTTGCTGATGCCGTTTGATCTACCGTGCTATACCAAGACCCATAACTAAACACGCCTTGTATGTCGGTGGCTTTACCGAACTCACCAATCCATACTGGATAGTCTGGATCGCCATCAACATAAAAGATATAAACACCAGTTCCAACTTTTGGTGGTCGTTTAGTTGAGAGGATAGGCCATACCCACTCTGTTGTTTCTACACCTGTCTTTTGTGTAATGGCAACTTTTATACGGCGCAGATTCTTAGGGTCTTTTATGTCCTTTACAACTGCACGTTGTATGCCTTCATAAGTTAATTTAGAAGGCATTATGACTCGCTAAGGCTTACGTTTTCTTCTTTAAAGCGGAATATTTCTCCAGCAGAACCACTTAAAGTATTAAGTCCAGATCCACCAAGTTCATGAAGTGCAAGGACTTTTACCGTTTTAATTCCTGCGGCCTGTTGAAGTATAAACTCAATATCTTGTGGGTAGATAGTGTCTCCAAAGTTCATACCTGTATACCCAAATCCTGCAAGTAAAGCAGTCTTTAAATTAGTTTCAACTTCTGCTGTTGTGTATTGATCTAGTTTTGTGTATTGCAAATTCAATACGGCATCAACGTAAGTAGGAGGTTGAACAGTCACAGTAGTTCCTATAAGGACTTTATCTGCCAATGTTGTTTCAACACTCTCTTTAATACGAATAAATTCTGCTGTCGGATCTCCCGCATCATCTAATCCAGGAGCAGGGTCGGTATCTTGAGCAGTTCTACTTGGAGAAATGTAGACTGTAACGGATGTCCACACGGTAGCAGTAGCGTTTGCTTTTCCAACTCCGCTAACTCCTAATGATAAATCTGCAAAGTCTTGTAGTGTTACTGCTCTATTTCCAGCACGCAAAGATGCAGGTGCTGCAATTCTAATTTGATCATTACTTTCTGGATTTGAACCACTAATACCAGTTTCATTATTTGTTACAGTAACTGCGCCTTGAATTGCAGTGATCTGTAATTCAGATAGGCCTTCAATATAATCAATTGTTATTACAGTATCTGCAATAACGTTTCCAATAGATCCACCACCTACAGTGTAACGTGCTCTAACTTCAGAGTAGATTGTTGGGATAGCGCCAGATACACCATCGCCAAAAGTAATTGTGACAATGTCGTTCTCATCAAGGAAAGCACTGTAGACCAAATCTGTTGGACCGTAATCAAGTAGGTGTTGCACCTGTGTCCATTTAGAGTATAGATCACCGTCTTGAATGTAGAGTTCAATTGAACCATCAACTACAGGTGTTTCCCCTAATTCAAATTCCATACTTGGTGTTCCATCAGAGGTACCAATTAACTCACCATACGCATTGACGTTTTCCGCAACAAGAATGACTGATCTACCTTCAGATGCAGTGACTGTCTCTTCTCCTGGGATATCATCTACGGCAGCCAATACAAGAGCCTCTGCCTCAGTTGTAAAGTATAGAGTAGTAACTGTATCTCCAGAAATAACATCTCCCGTTAATACTGTTCCTGCTGGAATAGTTACATCAGCATCTGATGTGTTGTTAAAAGTTACACTGACGCTTGCTTGACGGTAGCCAGCAGGGACATACCCATACGTTTGTGCAATATTAAGGATGCTATCTCTCTGTACTGCTGTCTGAAGGAATGCTTCGTTTGCAGTTCTATCGATGTAGTAAGAAACTAAATCACCTAGATAAGCAAAGGCTTCTACTAGTGCAACACCAAAGTCAGCAGGATCAGAAGCAGTCCACTCAGGAACTCGTGCTTGAATACGTGCAATGAGTGCCTCACGCAATGAGTAGTAATCACGACCTGTGTAGTCTACTGCTACTGGAATATTGGATACAGGTGTTACGCTCATAATGACTCCTCATATATTGGATTAGCACCGTTGACAAGAGCCAAACCAACGACGGTGCTTACTACTTCGTTGTTTGGTAGTGCGTAAATAACTTCAACAGTCATTGTGTTGGTAAATTCATCATGAGTAATAACTATGTCATCAAGCCGAAGAAGGTTCAATTGAGAAGAAAATGCTTTTCCAATTTCAGTCTCAACTTGTGATTCAGCCGATGTCTCAGTATTAAACAAAGCAAACGGAATAAGTGTTCCAATTTCTGGATGCATTACCCGTTCTCTACGAGTTGTTCCTAGAACAGAACGAACACGATCAGCCCAAATTTTAGACTGCTCTGTTGCAACGGCAATTCCTCCATAGGCGTTTAAAGAAAATGGAAGGGATAGGGCTATTTCAGCCATTATCGTCCTTCCCAACGTCTAGGGGTTGTAGTGTACCCAGCAGATGTTTGTTTTATCATAGATGCTTTTGAACTTAGTTTAGTTGATGTTGGCTTCTTTTTGGTCGCAGTCAACTCATTCTTAACGTTTCTCGTTGGAATTAATCCAGCAGCATCTGGTCTAAAGGCACTCGTCTTATTATTTCCAGTGCCATCAGACAAACAAGTAAACTCAACTTCATATCGTCCATCAGCGTGAATTACATGCTCTGCTTTTTTAATAACCCAAAAACCATCAGTCGTAGGATTTGTTCCCCGTACCTCTACGGTTCTCCATGGAGAGATGCGTGGATCTCCTTGACCCTGACCTTGGGCTGTTATTGATAGACGACCTAATTGCGCTCTGGCATCTGCAAGAGACTTTGCCATGGCATTACTTGCTACAACAGTTCTGGTTTCTACAGAAGTAAATAGGGGGTCTTTAGTATTTGCTCTTAGTTTTTTTCCAACTTTATTAGAGGAAGATTTACCAGTGTACGTTTTTCCATTAAGAGGATCTACTCCACCAATTATTGCTGTGCTTCTAGCGTAATCTAATGACTCGTTGTGATCGCCAATGATTGGTTGAAAGAGTTCTAGTGTTGGTCCAACGTATTGACTCACTGGATGCTCAAGAGGATTTTGAAAAGACATAACTGGAATAGCAGTCATGAACTGATCAATCATTTTATCTATAGGATGGAAATGAAGTTCTGATCCAATAACCTGAACTCCATATCCAATCTTAGATGCAAGTTCATTTAACTTTTCCCAGTAAGAATGACCTGCCAAAGATTGTTGAGTAAACCTTATAGAACTAGGAGTTACAATTGGTTTTAACTTAAACTTTTTTGCAATTTCTGTTGCTATTTCACTAGCAGTTTTATTTTTCCAAATCTTAACTGCTCGTTCTTTAAGGGGATAAGATGCACCAATACATGTAATTACTACTCCACGCTTTAATTGTTGAGCAGTTTGATGAGTGACATCAACTGTGTATCCCGTAAATTTTCCAGAGGCTTTGTCTGTTCTCCAAACAATCTGTACTGGAACACCAGTTTTTATTGCGTTAAAAAATTGAGTGCTAAAAACAGGATAATAAAGTTCAACAATGTCATGTTTTCCCATTTCTTGATAAATAACAATATTACGTACAGTGTTGTTGATAGAAGGAAAATCTGGGTACGATACTTTAAATGAATTTTGATATCTATTTTGACGTTGTGGATCACGCATTTGGAATCCTAATTTGTGTTCCTGGAGTGATGTTTGCAGGATTAATAATCTCTGGATTAATATCTAAAATTTCCCACCACAAAGAAGGGTTTCCTAAATAAAGATTGGCAAGATTATCTAACCGATCGGTTTCAACCCATTCATAGATAAAATAAGATTGAGCATACAAAGGCCACTCTCTTGTAACCACTGTGTGGTATTCCTCTTTACGAGCATGCCAAGTCTTTACAAGTGTTCCGTCTACATATCTGCTATCTAGATATATCACTATAACTCCCTTAGTTTCCTGGAAGATAGAAGTCGTTGAAACGTGAACAAGAGATGTTTACATAAGACAGGATTGGAACCATTCGGTCATTAAACATTGCATGGTTAACCTCTAGTGAGTTAATACGAACAGAATAATGCATACCATCACCAAGGTGTAGTTCAACAGCAATGCCTTGTAACCAACCAACGTCTGCAGTTTCAACATTAAATATATTTTTATTTTTACTATTTAATCCTTTAATTGATCTAAAGAAGTACTCCATGTCATACATGGTTCCTTTCTTATAGATTTCAGCAAGTTCTTTATCAAGATTACTTGTTGGAGAAATTGAAAAAGTTGGGTAAGGATTTTCTACACCCGTCAATAACCCGTAAGGCCCAACACAACTCATGTCACCAATACGATTTAATAACAATGAAAAGTTAATTGTGCTGTACATAAGTCCAGGAGTAATTAGATTCCCTGGATCAAGACCTGCTCTAATTCCTTCTAGGTTCATTCCTTCTGCAACACCCCATGTCATTGATACTTCTTTAGGATTATAAAGAAATTTAAAACCATAAAGATTTGGGTCATAAGCAGATCCATCGGCATTAACGCTATTTGCATATACTTGAGCATTGTTGCTATCCATTTGAATAACGCCTTTTGCTCCATATGAGTCTTTCCAAGCATCAATTCCACTGGCAAAGTTTCCAGGATTGTTACTTACAAGATTTTTGTATTGATCTTGAAGACTTCCACCTTTAAAATAAGCAGTCTTAACCATTGGTGCGTTGT